GTTCCCCAAGTACCTGACTCATCACCTGTAGCAATCTCTTTAAGTCTTAAATCGTTTACGTAAGTTGCCATAATTTGTTCCTATAGGTTATATGATATATTAAAACATCAAAATAATTAATAATTTTTAAGCAGCAATTTCAGTCCAATTTGGTGTTTGACTATCGTCTATTGGTGACCAAACGTTTAAGTTGCTTACTCTACCTGTTCCTGAAACTCCTACAATAGTTACGTTACAATCGGCATTTATAGTTGGCGGATAGAAAGGATCCGAAGCAACCATATTAACAGGAATAATAATTGTAAATCGGTTATCGGTTATTGTTGATAGGCTTCCTGCACTTCCTGTTGCCGCTACGCCTGTTGTAATAATAACCGTAGCTTCTGCATCAATATCAACCGATACGTTGCCAAGTGTGGCAAGTAAAGTTTCTGTAAGAGTTACATTTGCTTCTGCATTTGTTGTAACGGAAACTGCTCCAACTGTACCAGTTAAAGCATTTAACGATACATTAGCCTCTGCTCCAATACCTACAGTACCTACTGCTCCAGTAGCTTCTTGTCCAGAAGGTGTTACATTTGCCTCGGCATCTGTAGTAACAGTTCCTAAAGCAGATGTCGCATCTACTCCTGTTAGCGTTACATTTCCTTCTGCATCAACAGTAGGAGATCCTACCGCACTTGTTCCTTCTTGACCTGTTGGCACCACATTAGCTTTAGCTATTGTTGCAAGTGTTCCTACAGCAGATGTCGCCTCTTGCCCTGTAACGTCTACGTTTGCATCAGCAATAGCAATAACCGTAACATCACCAAGCGTTGCTGTAACGGCTCCTACGGTTGCGACAGCGTTACCGTTAACACCTACGCCACTTACGGAGGCTGTAGCTTCAAGACCTGTTAGGGTAACAGGTATGGCGGTGCCCCAAGCACCTTCGTCCCAAGTGCCTCTACCCCAACCGTTTATGATAGCCATTACTGGCTCCTACTAAGCGATTCTGATAATAGCTGTTGCTGCCGCAGCTGCAGGGAAAACTATAGTAAAGTCACCAGCAGTTGAAGTTTTGTCACCACCAAAATCAATAGAGGCAACAGCTGGATCACCAGCTTCTGTGTCGTTATAAATTAAACAACCTCTAGCAGTAATAGTAGCAGTACCAAAAGTTAAATCAGCAAAGTCTGTAAAAGCAGTTGTACCACTAGAAGTAGGGGTTACGTTAGTTAACGCAGCACCGCCTGCAGTATAGTTAGTACCACTAGCTTCACCAGTTACTGTATAAGCGGTAGTAGTAGCACCTAAAGTTGCTGAGGAAGTATATAAAGCTAGTTTAAAACTATCGCCTGTTGAGTTGGTAAAATCATGAGTACCAGTCAACAATTGAGTTTTAAAACTAGTTGTTAAAGTTGAAGTAATTGCCATTTAAAGCTCCTTTAAAATTTTAGCTAAATTTTCATGTCCTTGTGATTTTAGGGTGTTCGATATTGTACATCGATCACTTCTAATAGCACTTTTGATATGATAAAGTATTGTTTGATAAATAGCTACTTTAAATGCTTCAGCTTGTTGTCTTATATGTGGAGCTGCACTGTCGCTTATTCCTATGATTCTGTCTGTAAGACGCTCCGCCCACCACTCAGCTGAATGACCTTTATTAGTTTCTGTTTGTACTTTTATAGCACCTAAATTTGATTGAACAATATCATCTAACATATTAATACCTTTTAGCTTCTGGGGGTGTGTCAATAATAGTTCTTATTTCTGTTATATTTTTTAAATTTTCTTCGTATTGTTTTTTATCGAATTCGGTACAAGTCATAGGGTTAAAGTTTCGATTTTCATCTATGTCTATAATTAATGGGTCGTCTAATCTATGATAACCATAAAGTTTTTCTTTTAACGGTACGTTAGTATCTAATAAACTAGATTCAGGTGCAACACCAACAGAAATACCTATATCGTTACATTTAGCTATCCAATATTCACAACAAGCTCTGCCTTGTTCAGCAAAATGCACATTTCCTTTATAACTAAAATCTACTCCAAATAAATTAATTTGCCCTACTCTTTGATAAAAAGCATAAGCTATGGCATAAGCTACGGTATTGTTTAAATATGCACATTTAGCATCATTTATAACTTCGTATAGAGGATATTCAACTAAGGTTGGAACTCTTTCGTCAAGTTCGCAAGTAAAAATAGGTATTTCGGCTTTAGGAAGCCACTCTCTCATAATACCTGTTTGTGTTCCTGCGTCATCAGTATCTAAAAATCTACTTGCAGGGTCTAACATAAATATTTTATCGCATTTAGTTATAGCCCCCATACAATTTATACCCCAAACTTCGTCGTATTTTTTACTATGGGCTAAAGATAGATGATAATCTATTTGACTTCTACCTATTGCAACGATGGCAATATTCTTGCCTATTAAATTTTCCTCTCTCATGTTTATCCTTATTTTTTCTTTCTTTTCTTTTTCTTTTTAGATTTTCCTGCTTTATTTAAAGCAATAGCAACCGCTTGTTTTTGAGGTTTGCCCTCTTTCTTTAATTTCTTAATATTTTTAAAAATTGTTTTAGGGTGACTTCCTCTAGATAGTGGCATTATTTTTTACCTTTTGAAACTTTCTTTTTTCTTTTAACAAAAGTCTTGACATTTGTTGGTTTTCCTCCAGGATTACCTGCTGCTCTTTTTCTTGTTACCGCACTTTTTCTTTGTGCTGCGGTCATACTTTTAGCTTTAGATCTAGGCACACATTTAGGGTAAGCACGTTTAGATTTTGTAGCTGATTTACGACCACATTTTTGAAATTTACCTTTTTTCTTAGGAGCACCAATATCAACCCAATCTCCTTTAGGTCCTTTACCAAACCAAGCAGTTAATCCACCTTTAGGTTTAGCCATTACCTATATCCACCACCACGTTTTTTATATTCTCTAACTAACCAACCATTAGCATAAGCAGAAGGATAGACTTTAAATTTTCTTTTAGCTTCTGCTTTTACACGAGCATAAAGACTAGGGTTTGTTGGAGTTGCCCCTTTTTTCTTCTTAGTAGTTTTCTTTTTAGTTGTTCTAGGCATTATGTGGGATCCCTTCTAAGTTGATCGTATCTATATTCTTGTCTTGTAGCTTGACCTTCTGTCATATTTTTCAATCTATCTAAAGATTGAATAAATCTATTTTCATAGACAGGGATTGTTTCGTAGTTTTTCATAAAAATGCAAGCTTCTACTAGAGTTCCGTACAAAAGTGTTTCAGGAGCATTTTCAGAAACCCACGTAGTTCCACTATCTCCTGCTGCTGTTAATGAAGCTGGTTTATATAAATAATGTAATTCAACATCAAAATTAGCTGAAGGTGAAGGAGCAACTATAAAAGTATTGTCGTCAAATAAAGCATAATATAAAGGTGCACCTGTAGTTGTTGGAAGTGGTGTGTAATCTCTAATAAAACTAACATGTTTATATTTTAAATAATTGTAATTACCGTCTGAATCTATATAAGCTAATGAATAAGGTGCTAGAAAATCTTCAGGTGTAGTTAAGTAAGGAGAAGATGTAGTCATTTGACCAGTTTGATTTTTTCTAAAATTAGCACTTTCTACTAATTTTAAAATTCTATCTTCAGCGTTTTCAATAAAATTATTTAGGTTATTTACAAAAGTAGTTTCATCGTTTTGCATATAATCCTGGACTGCTGTTTTTAATTCTGAATATGTATAACTCATATTGTCACCGTTACCGTTCCTAAAGCAGAAGTTGCTTTATTAACAACAAAACTTGAACCTATTATATCATCAGTTGTGTTATATTGGGGGTTTTCACTAGAAGTTCTAACTATCCCTAATGAAACTTCTTGGTCTGTGTCAGGTCTAGATTCATATAATGCTTCTGGATCTGCTGTGATCCTCATGGGTTGAAGTTGAGGGTGTTTAGGCTCGTATTGATCAGGTCCTACTTTCAAACCATCCCAAGTCTTTTTAAGATCTGTATATCTGTATCTTAAACCAGATCTATCGCAAATCCCATAAGAATATTTACCTCTAGCATATGTCATATAGATTGTCTAAAAGGTACTAAATGTAGGCTAGATCTATCTCTATCAGAGTCGTAAGCTCTTAAAAAATCTTCTTCATACATTTGTTTTAACATCATAGCTTTTTGCGGATTTTTCTTTACCGCTATGTAATAAGCTAACCCACTAACCATACAAGGTATAAATCTTGAAGGTAAATCTTGATCGTTAGTAGAGGCGTCTATATCCTCCATTCTTTTCCAACGATAAGTAATTAATTGATCTGTAGAATTTTCAGGTGTAGGGTATAAATAAATTTTAGGTGTTTTTGTTCTTTCAATATAATATTGAGAAGGTCTTCCTGTGGAAGACTTTACAGGGATATTAAAATATTCTGACCTATCTATTCTTTCCATTTGTAAATCATTAGTTGTGCCACCTGATGTTCTACGTAAAACAGCGTCTAACACATCTATATCGTATTCATTAAGGTCGTAAGAAGAAGTATCTTTAGTTAAAGTAAGAGTTACTTGTTCTACTTCCCAAAGTTGTACTCCTCTATTTGACCAATCTGCAAACATTATATTTAAAGCACGTCTAGCAGCATTAGCGTCGTATCCTGTACGAAGTTCTAATCCTGCTAGTTCGTATGCTTCTTCTATAACATCCGCTGTAGACAGGGAGAATGCTCTAGTTCCTGAAGTTGCCATTAATCGTAATCTTTAATACAGTGTAATACTATAGTATAAGTATCACCAGCACTATGACCAAACGTAGTTAATTGTATGTCTCCAGTTTTACCTCCTCCTGCTGTATTTTGTAAACCACCAAAATATGAATAATCTAAGTAATCAGATGAATTAGGGTTTATCTCAACACAAAGTGTGTCTGCTGTAGCATCCCACAATAACCTAATTGCAGTAAAGCCTACAACACTGTAATAAACTTTATAAAGTTTAACTCCAGTACAAGCAGCTCCATCACTTTTACGAACAGATAAAGAACTTACGTCAACCTTAGTGACGGCACTTTCTCCAGTGCCATCACTAATATTTGTAAGCTGAACTATAAAATCTTTTTCACCGTCTAATATGGTGGTTGAAGTTACTATATCAGCCATGTTTTGCTCCTGTTATTAAGCGTCAGCAAAAGGTGTAACTAAAGTACCTGAGCCGATTAAAAATGCCTCAACGTGGTATTTAGCACTAGCCATAGCTGTTACTTTTACAATGCTTCCTGCAACGCCACCTTTAGTAGTACCGTTTAAGGTAATAACATCATTAGTAGCACCTGAAACAAAAGTTTTACCAGTTGCAGCATCATCAATACCAACAAATACACTACCAACAAACTTATCAGTTCCGTCAGTTTTAATATCAAGGTCTGTTGCTGCTGTTTCTACTATAAAAACAAAAGAAGCACCTAAATTGTTGAGTTGATTAGGGTCTGTAGGATCACTTGGTACAGTTGTAACAATAGAAGGTAAAGTAAATTTACCATCAGCATCATTACACAAAAGTATTTTACCAGCGTGACTATCTACGCTTAAAGTTGTGTCAGCGGTTAAACTAACAACTGCAGTGTTACCTGCGGAAATAAATCCAGATAAAGATTTAACTGGACCTGAAAAAGTTGATTTAGCCATTATTTTCTCCTAACTAAATTTGTTGTTTCATCTTTGGAGTAAGTCTGCTGAGCCAGTTGAAACAACGAGTTAATCTCAGTTTGATTAATTGTAGAATAATTGTTTGAAAAAAGAAAGGGGAACATTAAGTTCCCCTTTCAAAGGTGTCTAGGACACCCACCCCATTAAAGAGTTTAGGCTCCTGGTGAACCGTACATTCCACGCCAGTCACTAAAGCCGAAAGAATATCTTTCTCTAGCTTTGTATCTAACGTTTCCAGTTTCGAAGTCACCTTCCATGCCAGTCTTGATAGGACTTCTTACGAAATGCTTCATTCCGTTAGGAGAGTCTGTTTTGATAAAGAAAGCATCAGTATCAGTCAAGAAGTGGTTAACTACGTAACCGTCTGGGAGCATTCCCATATTCTTTAATGCATTGATGTCATTATCAGAAGTAGCAACTCTCAGTTGAGTATTTAAAAGTCTATCAGCCACAAACTGAAGTTGTGGTGGAACGATAAGCTTTCTAGCTTGTACGTTAACTTTCAAACCTCTTTCGTCTTTGAATTGAGAAATATCAATCATAGCGTTTTCTAAAGAAGTTTCATTCAAGTCAGCAGCTGTTGTTGGCTCGTTAGCTTGATCTCCAGCAGTCAAGGTTGGGTGATTGGTAGCGAATAATTCTTTACCGTCGCCTCCTGGAAAGCTTGAGTTAAAGCCATTGTTAAGCACGTTTGCTGCTTTGATTTGCTTTGTCTGAGACATAGATCTAGCTAATGCTCGAGTATATCTTGAAGACAATGTATCATAAAGATTATCTTCGATAGCTTCTTCTGTTAGAGAGAAAGCAAGAGCTATGGTTTCATGTGAATACCTAGCTGTGAAAGTTTCTTGTGCATAGTCATAGCTGACTGATGAACCTTCGCCCTTCACAGGAGCTTCACCAAAACCTGATAGCATTACTTCTTCTTCAAAAGCTCTTTCAGAAGTTTCTGTATCAAAAATTTCTTCATGTTCGTTCTCGTACCTGTTGTACTCAAGACCAAAAAGTGCATTAAGTCCTGGTTCGAGTTCTTTAACTAATTGAGCTCTGTTAATTGCCATTGTTAATCACCTTTTAGTTATTGCCGAATTCGGAAGTAGGGAAGGTTACATGAACTCTAGCATATTGACCAATAGAGTTTCCAGGCTTGTCAGCAAACCCAATAACTTTAGCAATTCCGCTAGTAGTTGTAGTAGTCACCCCTTCTTTAGAACGACCATTGTTAGTATCACCTGCAGTAGTAGAGATAGTGTAAAGTTTACCGACACTTGCTTGTGTTGGAGTACCAGTATTCTGAGCCTCATACACAATGTCTGGATCAACATACACATATGCTTTAACATCCGCAGACCCCAAAGTTGTAGTACCAGAAACGAATCTTTTTACAAATTGAACCGCACCTGTACTATCTTGATATTCAGCACCCATAAATACACCTAAAGGGGCGTCAGTAGCACCGCTCTGAAGTACATATCCACTTGATAGCTTAACAACATCACCAGAGAAAATATCTCCAGTTGCTCCACTTTGGATAGCAAATTCAGAAGGTCTAATTGTACCACCTGTTAGATGATATACAGGATTGAATCCATCTGGATCATTAATATTTGCCATTTATATCACCATATAAGTTAATAAATTAAAAATTAGCCCTTTTTCACACCGCCTGATCCAAAACTAACTCTAGTTTGCCTATTAGGTTTTTCTATAGGCATTACATTGTTACTTTGTCTCATTAAGTTTGAGTCCAGAGCCTCCATTTGATTTTCCGCCATACCTCTATAATAGGCATTGCGTTCTTCAGCAGTTTCTTCTGGTATTTTTGCTAAAATCAGTCCACCCACACCAATAACACCGTCATTTCTTCCACCTTCAATAGTAGGTGCATGAAAATCTGGATGGTCTTCGGATCTCACAGGTTCCCAACCTTCACGAATACGTTTGCTCATGTTAGTCTTATCATCTGTTCCCAGTAAAGACTCACGGAGCCAACGGTATTTGTAACCAGCTGGTGCTTGTGGAGCTTCCAAAGTTGATGGAGGTGTCCATGGTTTTCTGCGAGAAGTGTTTTCTCGTGTGTTTGCAGTTCGTAGAGATCGATCTGTCATTTTATACTCCTTTTACGTGTTTAGCATATTCTTCTAGTGGAACACCTAATCTTTTAGCAATAGCTACTTGAGAAGGTGTCAACCGTACTCTGCGTGCAGCGTTTTTAGCTGCTCCTCTAGTAGGAGCTGCCACTTTAGGCTGAACGTTTACATTAGCATCAGATGTCTCTGACGTAAACTTGTGAGGAAATTCTTTTCGCATACGCTTATCAATTTCCTTGTAGTAATCATCTGATTGTAAGTCATAACCTAAATCAGCTAATTCCCTGTGTATCCCAAATGCAGCAAAAGTCATAACTTGATCTTGTCCAAACCATTGATTTTTTCCAGCCCATTCTTGAGCTTTCGGATCTGGTTGTGCAGTCTGTTGGACTGGTTGTTGTGTTTGAGGTACATTTACTTCTTGTTCTTGTTCCTGAGAGTCTAATCGTCTTTTGACTCTTGTTAAATTATCAGCTTCAGCACCAAGTCTAGCTATTTGTTCGTTAGCAGAAACCATTTCATCTGCATCACCGTTTTCATAAGCAAGCTTGTATTGTCTTTTAGCTTGATCTAACTGTGATTGTACACGATTTACAGCTTCGTTGACTAGTGTTGAATCAGAATTTTTTAAAGAAGTTTTTAACTTCTTATTTTCATTAACAATGTAATCAGCATATTTAACAGCTTCTTCTCGCTGTCTCTCAGCTTCTCTCATTTTATAAGTAAGCTGACTTATACGCTTTTTAACACTTTCGCTATACTCCTCAAGTTCATCTTCTGATGAAGCTTCAGCAGTTTCTTCTCTTTCTACTTCTTTTACAGAATCTTTACTAACTTCAAACTCGACTTCATCGTCGTTATCGTTTTCGTTAATAACATCTGCTTCGTGAATGTCTACGTCTCTATCTTCGACTTCGACAGTAAGTTTTGGATTTGCCATTTTTTTATTTCCTATGCGTGGTGGACAACATTTTCAGGATCATTAACAACAGCTAAAACTTCATCGTCGTTTAATAGTCGCATTTCGCCACCATCAATCTTGATTCTAGCTCCAGCATATCTGCCGAAAATAATCCAGTCGCCTTTTTTGCACCAAGCCCCACAAGGATACTTGTCAGGATCGGTGTAAGCGTCAGGTCCGAGAGCAACTACATACCCCACGTTAGTAGCTAGTCGTTCTCTCTCAACCGTTTCTTTTGCTAATACTATACCACCTTTTGTCTTTTTAGCAATGGTATAGGGCAAAATCAATATTCTATATCCAGTCGGAACTGGTAGTTTATCGACTTCTCTTTCGCAATCTTCAGGGGTGGTAATACCTTTTTCTTCTTCAAAATCGTCTGAAGGTTCAAAATTTAATTTAATATTAGGTACTTCTTTAGTCATCTATATTTTCCTTATTATCTAGCAGGTCTTTTATAGTAAATTCAGCAAAACTCAGACCTGAAAGTTCGCCTACAACACGTTGATACTGCTCGTGGTCTTGTATTGAGCCAGATTTCAACGTTTTTGTTAACTGTTCCTCTCTATCTCTTACTAATTTGAGGAATTTTCTAACTAAATCTATATATTCCACTAATCAGCTTGTCTATAAAAGTTCAAACCTTTAGTAGCAGCACCAGTTCCTCTAGTTTTTGTTAAAACTGGACCGCCTTTTGACATATTTTTAGCTATTGCCATGCCTTTTTTCTTTTCATAAGACGATAATTTACCATCTTTATTAAGATCAGACTTTTTTGGGTCAAAATTTTTCATATTTTTTTCCTTTTTTAATTATTTTCAGGTAAATTTCTAGCTTCTTGAGCTTGTTTTGCTAATTCTACTAGATCTTTTACTCTTTGTTCTTCTTTATCGAGTAAATCTTGTTGTAAACTTACTGCTAAACGTGCATCTTGCTTCGCTTCTTCTGAATCTATGCGTTCTCTATCAACTTCTGCTCTAATATTTTCTCTTTCTATCTCAGTTTGAGACTTAAGTTGAGCTTCTGTTTGTCGTAATTGTAGTTTTGCTTGTTCTAATTGCATCTGAGCTTGGAACATTTGCATTTGTGGGTTCATTTGAGCGTTCATTTGAGCTTGAACAATCGCTTGATCTCTACCTGTTATCTGTTGAGTAGCCGCTGCTGCCTGTGCTGCGATAGCATTTTGTATTTCCATAGGTAATGGTTGACCTTCAGGAGGCATTTGCATACCTTGTTGAGCTAATATTTGACTAATTTCAAGTCTATATTTAAGAGCAAAATGTTCTTGAATATGAGCTTGTAGTGCTGCAACCGCTGCAGGGTTAGATTGTACGTTAGGATTTTGTGCAAAAAAGTTATGAGCTTGAACATGTGAATCATGATCTTGTTCTATAAACGCTTTTAGTTCAGTTCCCATGAGTGAATCTTGGTTTTCTGAGACAGGGTCTTTAGGGAATATTTCAGGTTCAGGTAATAAAATGTCATCTATGTTTTTTACGTCTAATGCTAGATACATATTTTTATAAGCTTCACGTAAATTATGAATTCCTGGAGCACTTTGTGCTAATTGTAATTGTGTTTGAGCCATAGTAATTCTTTGTGAGGTACTAAAGATATTAGGATCACTAACAGGAATTACATCTACTCGTCTATCAAAATCTGAAACGAACACACTTCTTGAAGCTCCTGCTACATCAAACGGATATTCTTCAGGAATCGTTTCGCTAAACACTCTAGCTAGAATTTTAAATTCTATTTTTTGTGCATAATGTAATCTTTTATGTATAGCTGACATGACTTTTGAGCCACGTTCTAATAATGCTATAGTTGTTCCTACTGGGGCTTCTTGATTTCCATCCCCAACTTGCATATCTGCAATAGAAGCAAACCTTCTTCCGCTATCTACAAGTACACCTAATAATTGAGCTAATGTTCCACTAGGCTCTTTA